AGAAAGAAGAAGTTTAGGCAATGCCCAAATGAGTAACCAAGGAACTTCAGGTATAAAATCAAGTACTGACTTTCCAGACCATATTAAGAGAGTACTAGATTTATATAGAGTTGTTATTTAATGGCACTAAGTAACATGTTTGGCGAAGTAGATAAGATGCTAGACAAATATAACGATAAACCTTATGACGATATGGTAGCTGAACAAAGTAAAATGTATACTACTGAAATGCATTATACTCCAAAGTGGACAGCAGGAGTTTTAGTATGGGCGTGTTATTCATACATGAGAAAAAAGGGCGTAACGCCAAAAGCTATGTCAGGTCAAGTTCTGCAAGATATGAAGAATGTAGCTGATGTGGTATGCAAGTCGTTAAATGTTAAAAGCAGATGGGTAAGTGCATTAACGACTCAGAAATTTACAGTAGTAACAGCTGAGCCAGACCCAGCTGATCTAGATGGAACACAAGTACAAGTTGAAAATAGAGGAAGTGCCATAGTATTGATATTTTATGAAAGTTATGGAAGAACAACACCATCTTCATATGCTGCAGGGAGACATCTTTATGCTCAAACTAACGTATTTAGAGGAGCAGGAGTAGCTATGAGAAAAGGCCTCATGGCAAAAGGATATGGAAAAGGTAGCTCTCCTTTAAGTGGTTTTGGTGGCAGTACAACTACTCCAGTAATGCAAGGCAAGACGCAAGGAACTGGAAGTAGATTACATGGAGGAACTCCTCACCAGAGTCAACATAATACAGGAACAGATAGAAGTGATACTACTGTTAGAATGATGAACTTTTTACAGAGTATGCAAGCCCGAGACTTTAATGCAACTATTAATCATAAAGCCCATGGAGTAGAACAGATAAAGAGGGAGATTAATAGAAAATTTAATGCGGCTTATGTAATTAAGGGAATGTCAAAGATTGATATATTTAATATTGATGAAGCCATTTTAAAAGAAATTAGTATAAAAATTGTTTTTGGAACTCAAAGTCAAAATGCCTTACAACGAGAGGCAGATAGTGGCGGACCGTTCGTGAAAGACAAGAGTTTAGACGGTTTCTTTAAAAAACTGGAAAAGCAAGTAAGTACGAAGTTTTCTAATCCTAAATATAAAGGATCTCTTTCAATACTAGAAATGGCAGAAAGAGGAGTATTTGCAAAAGTACCTTTAGCAATGAAAACAGCATCAGGACTTCCTGATTTAAGATTTAAAATAAATAAAGAATTAATTAAAAAAGCTAAGTACAAAGAAAAGCAGAAGAAAAGAATTGCAAAACAAAAGAGCAAAGCTAAGACTAAAAAATTATCAGTAGTCGCAGCAAAAGACAGAGGGATGCCTAAATCTCAAGCAAGAACAGTAGACAAAGCAAAGACAGCACAAAGTCCCTTACACTTAGAAGCAATGTTAGAAAACTTACTACCTCAAGAAGTAGCAAGTAGAATGGGACAAGGTGGAGCATTAGTGTATAGAAGTGGTAGATTTGCTAATAGTGTAGAACCTACACAAGTAATGGTCGGGCCAAGAGGGGGTGTACAAGTAGACTATACTTATATGAAAATGCCTTATCAAACGTTTGAACCAGGATATAAGCAGGGCAGTACACAAAGAGACCCAAGAAAGATAATAGGGGATAGTGTTAGAGCAATAGCACAAAGTATAATAGGAGATAAATTCCTCAAAGTAAGGAGAGTATAATGGACTCAGCACAAGCAAGAAGATATTCGTCGCGTCGTAGAGCCATAGTCGAAGCCTTAGCAGTAGCGTTAGAAACGCAGATAAACGGAAGTCCTCCAATGAGAACTTCTGTGAGCAACGTAGAGCGCAGACTCAAATTTTGGGACGAAGTGAATGAGTTCCCTACCATCCATATAGGAGCAGGGGGCGAAACAAGAGAATACGATGGCGGTGGCTTTCGATTTAGATTTTTAAGAATAACAGTTCGATGTTATGTATCAGATGACAATGATGTCATTGAAGCACTCGAAGAATTGTTAGAAGATGTAGAAACTGTGTTAGAGGATAATGATCCATTAACTTACACAGATTCAACAGGAACATCTCAGTCTACAGTACAGACTTCAATCTTAACTGTAGATACAGATGAAGGTGTATTAGAACCTCTCGGTGTTGGAGAAATCGCCGTAGAGATTCGATATTAACGGAGATATATAAAATGGCATTTTTCTTTAGTAGAGATACCAAAGTATTTATGGAATGGTCAGAAGATGGCACAACAGGACAGACAGCTCTTTATGAGATACCTGTACTGGATGGATTTTCTTTCAGCCAAGCTACAAATACTTCAGAAATAACATTAAGTGAAGCGGCAACATCCGCTGGTTACAGTAAGAGAGGTAGAGCAATGTTCACCGACTCTTTTGCACCAGCAGAGTGGAGTTTTAACACTTACATGAGACCTACAAAGTCAGGTAGTAACGCAAAATATGTATCAGGCGACCATGCCGATGCAGCAAAACATTTTGCAGTAGAAGGCCCTTTATGGGCAGCTATGAGTGCAAAAGATTATGATAAAGCTTGCGGCGGAGACGCTTTCGGTGGAACAAATAGTCAAATCTTTGATTTTGCAAACTCAAACAATGTACAAGTTGGATCTTTCAATATGTACTTTGTTTTAGGAGCAGCAAAGGATGCAACTAGCGCACTATATACTACAGGTACTGACGGAGTAACAATTTACAAATTAGCAGATTGTTCAGTAGGCTCGGCTTCAATTGACTTTGATATTGAAGGAATCGCACAAATCGGTTGGTCTGGAAACGGCAAAACAATCGAAGAAGCGGCTTCTTTAAATACTGAAGCTTCAGGAGCTACAGCAAAAGGTTTAATTAGAGAAGGAGTAGACACGACTTCAAACTTCATTAGACAAAAATTAACAGACTTATCATTAGTCTATGATGCAAGTGAAGTATCAGGTGCAGTCGGATCTTTAGGTAGTTCAGACACAACCTTTGCAGTTACTCTAACAGGTGGAAACATCACTATAGAGAACAACAATACGTACTTAACACCAGAAACAATTGGACAAGTAAACTTACCTTTAGGTCATGTTACTGGTACAAGATCGGTGACAGGTAATTTCACTTGTTATCTAAATGATGTAGCAAATGGGTCTTTAGACTTATTTGAAAAACTTCAAGAATCAAGAGGCGTAATCACTAACGCTTTTGCAATGACATTCAATATCGGTGGTGGTAGTAATACCCCTCGAGTTGCAGTAACAGTGCCAAAAGCTCACTTAGAGTTACCTGCTCATGATTTATCAGATGTAATATCTGTAGATGTAGCCTTCCATGGTTTACCAACAGACTTATCATCAGCAACAGCAGCGGACGCTACCAACGAAGTATCAGTTACTTACGTAGGAGCTTAATAACAAACTGAGTGTATGGGGAGTCATTTCCCCATACATTTTTTTAATAGGAATAAACAAATGACAACAGAAAATAAAACACCAGTAGTATCGCTTAAGAGTTTGTTAACTCCAAGCAAGACAGTAGGAGTAGACTTTCCAGGAGCGGAAGGATTTACGGTAAAACTCACTTATTTAGCAAGAGAAGAATTGCTAAAGCTTAGAAATAAAAGTGTATCACAAAAGTTCAATAAAAAGACAAGGGCATACGAAGAACAGCTAGATAATGATAAATTCTTAACTGAATACTGCAAAGCAATCATAAAAGGCTGGTCAGGCTTAAAATATAAATACTTAGAAGAGCTTCTATTAGTAGATATTAGCGAAGTAGACCCAGAAGACTTTTTAGTCTGGAACAACGAAAATGCAGAGTTACTTATGAAAAACTCTAGTGATTTCGATGAGTGGGTAAGTGAAACTGTCGGAGACCTGGAAAATTTTACCAAGACCAAGTAAGTTTAATACTTGGGATGATAAAGAAACAGTTTTCTGAGGATATTGATTTAGACAAATACCTTGCAGTCTGCGAGCAACTAAATCAAGATCCCGATCCCGATAGGATGCCTCCAGAGGTAAGCGATTATCCATTAGAGGTCCAACAATCATTTATGCTACATAGCATATTAACTGATAGGTGGGATGGAGCAAGTGGAATGTATATG